TTTGATTCAATTAGGTCTTACTGATAGTGAAATTAGAGCAGTTCTTACTGAAAATGAGGTAAAACGTTTACAAATTGACCCTTCTACGTCTCCAAAAGTGACACAAACCGAATTTGCGTCTCTAGATGCGATTTTTGACATCGAAGAAAGGCAAACTTTTACTGAAAAAACAACTCATATCAATATTAAGTCAGATCCTGACCGTAGAAGAGTCCAAAAACTAGGACAAAGAGGATATTCCGCTAGTTCTTTAGAGACTCTTCGTGATGCTACACAAAATGATCAGTATAGTTTGAACTTTTTGAACGATTCTGAACTTCCCGACAAGGTAAAAACGTTTTTGAAAGATGATAAAGAGCAAAGACTTGCAAATAGAGATGCGGTTCTTGATGAAATGACACAAAAAGTGATTCCTGAGTATACAAACTATAAAGAAAACTTAGTTGAGACTGTTCAAGGTCCGTTAGTCAATCTTCCTGAGGCATCCACGGGGACTAAATATATGATGACACAGTTTCGTGCGGATCCTACGTCAAAAGTGAACTTAAATGTTACACTTTCTATGACACCAGTAAATTCGGGTAATTCACATTTTACTTGTAACCCTCCTACACCTTCAACAGGTGGAACAGTTACAGGCGGAAATGGTGAAACTATTGTAACTTCTTATCAAATGTCTAGTTTACTCGGACCTGGTTGTCAAGCGTGGAGTTGTAGCGGAACATTATCTGTTTACCATGAACTTGGTCGAGCAGGTGATAATGCTGCCCGCGCAGGTGCAGCGTACGGAAATCCTTTCACAATAACCTAATGGCATTCATTCCAACAGCATCAGGAGCACTTGGTTGTGCATTATTCATGGGAACATGTACTGGACACGGAGCGGGAACAGGATCATCACATCATCCTGGTCTTGGTGGAGGAGTACTAAAAGGTTCTCCTTGTCCACACGCACCTCTTGATCCAAGAGTTTCTCCCAGACCAGTAGATGCGATGGATGCTACAACCATATGGCCTCCGCATCCGCAATTACCTTTTGCTGCATTAGTGCGGAATGTGATTGTTAATGGTATAATGCCTATTATCGATTTCGATCTTCTCATTACTCACCCTACTCCAACCGTTCATAGTCACACAGTAGTTAAACCCCTTCCAAATGGTGTATGTGTTCATACTACATCTTCTCCTGCGTGGCACTGTACAGTAGGAACTGCGGGTGGTAGAGAAGCAGCACCAGGTCATGCTAGAAAATTACTCGCTACTAGTAAGACCGTATTCATCAATGGTCGTCGAGCAGGAAGGTTTGGAGACCCTCTAGGTGATAATACCGTAGCGTTTCCGTGTAACTCGCGTGTTGCGGGTTGCAGTCCAAATGTATTCATAGGAGCTTAATTATGGCAACAAGATTTAGTATGGGTCAATCAACGATTGAAACTAAACCAAAGAAAACATCACAGGGTCGTGGACAACACACCAAGTATGCTGCTACATCAAGAAATAAAGCAAAGAAGAGGTATCGTGGCCAAGGCAAATAGAATTGTAGACGGTAAACGTAATGCAAACATTCCTGTAGACATGTCAGATCATTTTTATGATCATGGAAATGAATATTGTCGTTATTTAATTACTGATCCACGTTCTGATAGATCAATTAGGAAAAAATCTGAAAAAGACGCTAAATAATACTGGCACTTCTCGTATTAGATGGCGTTAAAGAAAATATCAGGTAAAGATCAAAAGAGATCTCGTTCATTTACGGATCTCTCACTTGGTATGGTGAAAAATGCGAATACACAGGATGTTGCTGTCGTGAAAAATGACAATGCAATCAAACAGGCGATCAAAAATCTAATTATGACCACGCCTGGTGAAAAACCATTTCAACCTCTAGTAGGATCTAATATATCAAAATTATTATTTGAACCTCTAGACGATTTTACAAGTGATGCTATCAAACAAGAGGTCATAAATACGATTAATCGGTTTGAACCTCGCGTACGTTTGACAGGAGTTAGAGTACAACCTCGTTATGATAGAAATACATTCAATGTAACGATTGTGTTTAAAATAGTTGGAATCCCAATCAACGAAACTATCGAGTTCGTATTACAGAGACCTGAATAATGCAACCAAATAACCTCACAGCATTAGACTTTGAAGATATCAAAGCATCAATCAAATCCTATCTAAGAAGTCGGAACGAATTTACGGATTATGACTTTGAAGGATCTTCTTTATCGTATCTTATCGACACATTAGCGTATAATTCATATTATACTGCATTTAATGCTAATATGGCGATGAACGAGGCATTTTTGCCTTCTGCTACTATTAGAGATAATGTTGTTAACGTTGCAAAACTTTTAAATTACGTTCCACGTTCAATTACTTCATCTAGAGCATGCTTAAAACTAGATGTACAAACAACACAGACTGCAGGAGCATATCCTAGCAGCATAACATTAAAAAAAGGTGCTATTGCATCTGGTGGAAATTATATTTTTAACATTTTAGAAGATATTACGACTACTGTCAGTCCTAGCACAGGTATTGGCACTTTTGACAATGTAATAATCATGGAAGGTAGTATAGTTACCTTCCAATACATTGTTAATACCTTTGCAACTCAGGTTTATAAAGTCCCTTCCGAAGATGCAGACATTTCTACTCTTAGTGTAAGAGTAAAACCTAACGAATCATCTACAACATCAGACTTGTACAGTTTGACTGATACAATCACTGATTTGACTGCAACTACTCGTGCATACTTCCTCAGTGAAGGTGAAGATATGCGTTATGAGGTAAAATTTGGTGATGATACTGCAGGTAGAGCATTAAAAGATGGAGAAGTCGTACTTTTAGAGTATTTGGTTACTTCTGGAACAGAAGCAAATGAAATTACAACATTTTCGTTCATAGGACAGATTACAGACAATATTGGAGGTGCCTATAGTGGCACATCAGTCACTTTGAGCATGAAAGAGAAGTCACAACTTGGTGCTGCAGCAGAAACTTTAGAATCTATTAAATATAATGCACCAAGATACTACTCTGCACAATACAGAGCAGTAACAGCACAAGATTATGCATTAATTGCTAAAAAAGTGTATTCTAACGCTGATTCTGTTGTTGCATATGGTGGGGACTCTTTAAATCCCCCAATTTACGGAAAAGTCTTTATTGCAATCCAAACCAAGACTGGTTCTTTACTTAACGACGCAACTAAAAAGTCAATTTCTGCAGATTTAAGAAAATATGCTATGGCATCAATTGATCCTGTAGTTATTGACCCAGAACAGATGTATTTGTATTTGAAAGTTTTTGCACAATACGATCCTGGCACTGCATCTAATACTTCCGATATCAAAACTAATATTCAGAACGGAATTAACGATTGGGCAACACAAACTCAGATTAATAACTTTAATTCTACATTTAGAGCACAAGCATTTGAAAAAGCGGTGACTTTATCTGATAATAGTTTGAGTGATGTGTCTTTACAACTTTCTATCTTAAAATACATCTATCCAAACACAAATCAGACTAATACTTATTGTATCGCTACTGGTGCGGATCTATATGATAGTGCTCCAAGTAATTCTGATGGAACTACTTGTAAAAAAGAACCTATATTGCTTTCAGGACCTTTTAGAACAGCAGACAGACCAGGAATTGATCAACAATTTGAAGATGATGGTTTTGGTAACTTAAGAACGTTTTATAACACTGGTAATAAGAAAGTATATACAAATAATGCTGCAGGAACTGTAAATTATGCTACAGGTCAAATTTGCTTTGGTCCTGTTAATATAATTGGTTCAGGTGTCAATACACCTCCAACTGGATCTATAACAATTACAGATTCAACAACTGGTGCAGGTTCCGTAACAAATGGAGATCTACTTCCTACAGGTCTTCAGATTCCTGTTCTGTTTATTCCTGCAAACGTTGCATCTATTCCTGCTGCAACACCAGGAACTATTATCAATATTATAAATCCAGAGGTTACAGTTGTTCCAGTAGGTACGATTCCACCTCCAACAATACCTCTAAATAGTTTGACGCCATCAGTGTTTAATACGGTTCCCACAACTATTACTGTTGCTGATATCTCAAACGCAGGTGATCTAACATCCTCTTCTTGCTTCTAGGTGTAGATGAACATTAATAAAGTCTCTCAGTCAGTTGTTTCACAGACTCCAGATTTTATTGAAAACGATTATCCATTATTCAATAAATTTATTGAATATTACTATCGTTCTCAAGAAAAAACTGGTTTAGGGCAGAATATTGTCAATGAGTTTTTACAATATCTTGATATTGATAAACTTAACATCGATATTCTTGATGGTGCTACAAAGTTGGTTGAATCGACTACTACAACTGCTGATGAAATAGTAGTTGAGAGTATTGACAGTTTTTTAACTAAAGATGGTTCTGTTTTAATTGATAATGAAGTAGTTTACTATGAATCTACTACAGCATCACCAAACATTGCTCTCAGTCCTGGTATTTCTTATGAGCAAGTAAAATTAAAGTGGACAACTCTTGCAAGTCTTTTAGATTCGTTTGATGGCACTACAGTTAGGTTTAATTTAACATCTCAAGATAGTCCAGTAGCAGCACCATCTCCACAACACTTAATTGTTTCTCTTTACGGAAAAATATTAACACCTGGTATTGATTATACAGTTGATGGCACTGCTATTGTCTTTACCACTGCTCCTAGGACAAGAATTCCTGCAGATGACTCAACTTCAACTTATATTACATATCAAAGTGGTTTTGTTGAGAATACAATTGTTGCAATAGATAATTTATCTGGTTCTTTTGGTGAAGGTAAGAGACAGTTTACCATGACAAGAAATGGTTCTGCTTATGAACCTGTTGTAGGTGAATATGTCTTAGCAATTTACGATCAACGTCTATTAGTTCCCAAAGTAGACTTCTTTATTGATAAAGATCAGTTTATTTTTCTTACAGCACCTCTCAATGGAAGATTTCTCTCACTATACTCAATTGAAGCACCTATTCCTTCATTTGGATCTGGTGCTCTGGGGTACTCTCGTGTTGACGATAATGGAACTTTAACTAGCGTTTCTGTAAACGAAAATGGTAGTAATTATCGTTTTGAATATCCTCCTAAAGTCACTATCAACTCTGCTGCAGGTAGCGGTGCTTCTGTAACTGCACTTGTAAATGGTATTAAGACTTTATCACTTTTAGAAGGTGGTAAAGGATACAGCGATACTAACCCTCCTGTAGTTCAAGTTCAATCACCAACAAAACCTGGTTCTGTAGCAGCAACTCTTAAAGCAACTGTAACTAATGGTAGTGTTTCTGAGATAGAAGTTGTTAGTTCTGGTAGTGGATATACATTTACACCTAGAATCACTTTCAAGCAACCTGGCGGTGCTGTACTAGGCACCTGTCCTATTGTAGGGGGTCGGGTATCAGGAACTATTCCTATTACTGATGGTGGTTTTGGATATACTACAGTCCCCACAATTTATATTGATGAACCAACGGGAACTAATCCTATTAGAGCAACTCTAACTCCTGTATTGACTGATGGCGTAATAACTTCTATTACAATTACTAATGCAGGTCAAGGATACATCACTACTCCTAGAATATCTGTAGTTGATCCAGTTGGTGCACAGGTCTTGTCTACAACTGTTGATTCAAATGGGCGTCTTGTAGGAATTGAATTATTAGATGGTGGTAGCGGATATGATGACGTACCTTCTGTTTATGTCGTAGATAATAGAGTAGATGCGACAGGAGCATATGCGGGCGGAACTGGTGCTACTGCAACTGCTGCTATATTCAACGGTAGAATTACTGATATTAATATTACTTCTTTTGGTTCTGGTTATAGTGCTGCAAATCCCCCTGAGATTGTAATCCAAGCACCTCCTCAAGCAAAAGCATCTGCAACAGTTGGTCTTAATGAAGTTACTGGATTTAAAGTAAATCAGTCAGGTAAAGGATATTCAAAATCAAAACTAGTTGGTTGTGCAAGAGCAGCAAGTGGTATTACTTCTTATACTGAAGATGGTAACGCTGTATTTACAAATAACACTACAGCAGCAACACATGCGATTAATTCTACTGTAAAATGTCTAGATGCTTTATTTGTAAAACGTTTACTAGACAAATACACTGAACAGTTTTTACCTGATGTTCCAGAACTAGATTATAAAAAAATTGATGTTAGAACAGCAATCAAGACAATTAAAGATTTCTATACTGCAAAAGGAACATCTTTCAGTATTAGTTACCTCTTTAAACTGCTATATGGTGAACAGGTAAGTATTACTTATCCAAAAGATCAAATTATCAAACCCTCTGCAGCAACATGGTCTATTGACACTATTTTGCGTGCAACTTTGGTAAGTGGAGATCCTACCAATATTAGAGATGGTTTATTAACTCAAGATGCTGATATTGCTGATGTTAACGTGGCAGCAGCGAGTGCTTTGATTGAAAACTATATTTCTATTAAAACTTCTGACGTAGAAATTTTTGAACTTGTTCTTTCTGAAGAAACTATAACAGGTTCTTTTACAGTTCCTTATAAAACAAAACTTGCTGAACCTTTAGGCACTGAAGACAGTATTATCACTGTTGACTCTACAATTGGTTGGCCAGAGAGAAACGGTGAGTTTTTAATCGGAAATAGTGAAGTTGTAAGATATAAAGAAAAATCACTCAACCAGTTTATTGAGTGTACACGTTCTGTTAATAAT